AATGCCAGCAGAAGGATCAGTCTTTGATGGATTCACAAGTATCATCGCGCAAGACGCAGATACTCACCCATCGTATTTGCCAGAGTCTGTAGTAGCAGAATCGGTTAATAGGACATTCCGAGGTGGCATCAACCGAACAAGACCAAGCATTCGGAATATAAATATAGTTGCTGGAGCAGGACAAGACGAGATTATCGTTAACGATATTCTTGGCGGTAGTTTCCAAGGTGCGTATCCATATCGTGCAACCAACTACAGAACCAGTGATGGATTTTTGATTTCAGTATCTGGAGTTATCTATTTTTTAAAGATAGTAAACAACCGGGCATTTGCTTACAAGATCATCGAAGGCAATGATCCGGGTATGATGCACACATTTTTTGTGCAAGCAGAAGATCGGGCATACATCCAAAATGGATACCAGAATGCGATAGCATGGGACGGGGTATTGGGAACGCTGACTGCTTCTGAAATTCAAAACGAAGACTACTGCGAGATCGTTTCGATTGGCACTACTGACTTTACCTTAATTGGTGCGCCATCAAATACAGTCGGAGTAAAGTTCACGGCAACTGGAAGCGGGGTTGGAGATGGCACAGTTAAAATACCTGCCTACCGTTTAAATCCATACCTCGCCAAGATGCCGATTGGAACTGTAATGGAGTATGCTTTCGGACGAGTATTTGTTTCTGATAGGTTCAACCAAATCTACGCTTCTGACATTATTTATGGCGGCGGGTTTACCAACACCAAGAATACAGAAAACTTTACAGAGATTGGATACTGGGCAGAAGGTGGAGCGTTTTCCACTCCAGCAATGATGGGAAATATCACTGGCATGAAAGTAATGCCGCAGATTGGAACCAACCTGCGCGGCCAAGGTGAACTTGTTATTCTAACTGGTAACGGAGCATTCTCAATGGATGTCTCTATACCAAGAAGCCAGTGGAATACATCAAACATTCAACGCATTTCATTACTTGGACGAGGATGCACAAGTCCATATTTAGGATTGGCCAACTCTGAACTTTGGTTTAGGTCACACGATGGTTGGGCATTCTACTCCAATAGCCAATCTGAATTCGCACGATACTTCTCACTTCGTAAACTATCGAGGGAAGTAAACAAGTGGGTTACGAACGATACACCTTGGCTGAAGCAGTTCGCCTCTACGATGTTCTTCGACAACTACCTCATTAGCACAGTAGCTCCACAGACCTATCGAGCGGCAGGGGTAGAAGGATTGAACAGGTATCATCGCGGAATGGTAGTTCTTGACCTTGACCAATCATCTTCACCCGCACCAGACGCACAGCTTTCTTTTCGCTGGAACGGCATCTGGACGGGCTTTAGACCAACCCAGCTACTCACAGCACTAATTCAAGGTGAGAAACGCGGATTTGGATTCTCGTTTGATAAAGACAACAAGAACCGACTCTACGAATTTACAACGAGCCAAGGCGACGATTACGGGCCTAATGGAACAAGGCAGATTGATTCGTTTTTTACGACTGGTAGATATGACTTCAACCGAAGTGGGGCGACAAACAAGTTCCTCCGTAAAAAGATTACTGGTGGAGAAATGTGGATGAGTGAAATTAAAGGAGTAGTCGATAGTGACGTTGAGTTTCGCGCCGATTCCAATCCATGCTGGTCAGAACTAAAGGTTCCCACAAGCTATGGATGTAATCCATGTTTACCTAAAGTAACTGAATGCATCCCACAGAAAAATGGCAATCGCTACAAACGCTACAAGTTCAATACGCCTGACCCAAGCGAGTGCAATGACTTGGCTGGAATTCCATCTGTAGAAGGATCAGAGTTTCAAATCAAAGTAAACCTTACTGGTGCGGCTACTGTTGACCGAGTAAGACTAATGGCAAACATCAAGAACAACGATGATTCACCAGTAGGTGACTGCCCAGAAGAAAATGAGGAATGTGAACCATTTTTGTGTTGCCAAGAGAAGTATTGGGAATATAATATCGTAAATTAAATCAAATGGACAATCAAGATTCATCTCCTGCACTTACATTTCCAAATGTTCCAGATGACTTTTGTCCCGCTGGTAACTGGCAGAATATATTTCAAATATTTATTGATGAAGTTTTATCTAATGGAACTATCAATGTTCCCGGCCTTGGCGATGTAACTCCGCAACAAATTCAACAAATCAACGAAGACCTCGCTGACCAGCAGACTCAAATAAGCGCACTTGATACGCGAGTAGATACTTTAGAAACAACTGTTGCTGCAATCCCTACTGTCAAAGTAAAATATGGAACTGTTACTGGAGTTCCAATTGGAGATTCTATTCAAACAGTATCATTTACTGCATTGCCAACTGCAACTTATGGGGTTTCTATTACTCCAATTTGTAATGCTACTATTCTTGTTCAGCCTACACCATTGTTCTCTTTGGTTGCTGGAAGCAAAACAACTACAGGATTTTCGATCCGCATTGAAAATAACATTGCCGAGATCACAAGTGTTGACTGGATGGCGGTTCACACTTCGTAATAAACAAAGCCATAAAGAAAACTAAATATATGACAACACTAAAAGGAACCGACCCAAAGCTTGTTTCTGGTGGATCGCCAACTCGCGGAAGCATCCGTGAAGGTATGGGGAATATGCCCAACCTTGGTGCTAAGAAGCCAAGCATCTATACGACCGCTGGCACTCCAAAGCAAGGTTACCAAAAGTAATTATCGGTAACGATAACCTATGGCTGATACCCTCGAAGAGATGGTTGAAGTCGTCAAAGGGTTCGTCGGTGATAGTGGCGTATGTTCTTATGACAGAGCCGTCAAAGCCGTAAACCAAGCGAGACGACTGCTCTGGAATAAGAAAGCTTGGACAAGCCAAGAGGAATATGTCCAGATTTGTTGCGTGAACGATTGCTTCACGCTGCCGTCTCGTTATGAGCAAATCAAACTCGCATGGATTGGCAATGACACTGCATCTCTCGCAGATGAGTGGTTCAACGCGACCAATGCTTTTGCTCTGCAAGCAGGTAACTCATGCCATAGAGGAATTACTGAAGTAGGAGGACTCCACGTTCTCTTCCGAGATTACACTACGCATCCATATCAAATTGGTGTGATGGCAGAGGAGGCTGAAGACATTGGCGTAGAGTTGATGTTTGAAGCACAAGACCAGTATGACACCTACCATAAGGTCAAGGTAACTACTGCCAATCCTCCAACGCTGGCGAAATCCGACCTTCTTGTAAAAGGAATTCGGGGGGTAACCAAGCCGATTACTAAAGGTAGGATTCGGGTGTATGCCTACGACACGGCATTGGAAGCAAAAACGCTGATTGCTATCTATCAACCGAACGATGCCAACCCGACATTCCGTAGGTTCAAAGCACCGAAAACTTGCGAGTGCATTACACTTTACGCATCGAAAAAATACTTCGACCTAACCGACCCAAAGGAACTGGTAGAGTTCATTCCAGATGCGATGATCTATGCGGTTCTTGCATTGAACTCGCGTGAGAATCGTAAGGCGCAAGAGTTCATGTCTAACTTAGCATTGGCCGTGCAGGAGCAAGAGAAGGAAATGGAGGGAACAGAAATACCTACTTGCGCTCCAATCCGGTTCTCAAACTATAGTCGGGCAGATAACCTAATCGGGTCTGATCTATTGTCACCATCACCGAACGACTACTTTCTATACCGATGACTTTAACTATTCCAGACAAGATTGATGCGAGGAATGTAGTTGGATATGGTGATCCTGACTACGAACTCAACTTGATGGATTTGGAGATTCTAAAGTTACCTCCACGGGAATGTCCGTTGATTCATAGGTTTACTCCGGGTATGTATATTCGGGAAATCTATATGCCGAAGGATACGATTCTCACAACTCTACTCCACCTGACTACGCATCCGTTTTTCATCATGAAAGGCGATGTGACTGTCTGGTATCATGGCATCCCCGCCCACCGCTACAAAACAGGCTACAGCGGCATTACAGAAGCAGGAACAAGGCGTATGCTTGCTACTCACAAGGATACAATTTGGATTACTTGCCATGTCACAGACTTGACTGATCCAGACGAAATTATTGACACGATCACTTCAAGAGACTTTAATCCCCATATCGCCAAAGAAGACCCAAGGGTTCAAAAATGGCGGCATAACCGAACTGACTTAATCAAATGAGATTTCTTTTACCAGACCACTTAGGCAACGATAAACATTCAATGATGTTTCATACGAGCGCATTTGCTATTGCTGCTGGTGTAGTTGCTGTAGGTGCGGCGGCAGGGTCGGCGGCTATCTCAATGTCAGCAGCAGATCGTGCAAAGAAAGCTCAAGGTGCAGCGGCAGGACAATTTAAAAAGCAACAGAGAAAAGCTGTAAAAGGATTTGAAAAAGGACAGCAACAAGTCCAAGGAATGATCAGTGAAGTCAAAGCTCCAGAGTATAACCTTGGAGCAATGATAGGCGATGCTGGTCAGATTTCAGATTACTATCGTCAACAACTTGAAACATTCCAGCCCGGAGCAGCACAACAACGCCAACAAGCTCAAACACAAATTGGGCAAGCAATGGATGTTATTTCTCAATACCTTAAGGGAGAAGTGCCACAAGATGTTAAAGAACAGATCATGCGTAATGTCGCTGAGAGTGCAGGCGCAGGGTTCAATCCAGCAACGGCAGGACAAGCTGGAGGATTCCAAGCAGCGCAGGGACAATTTGCCCGTAACCTTGGACTAACCTCTCTTGATATTCAAAGACAAGGACTCGCGGCAATCCCATCAGTCCAAGGCACAGCGCAAAACTGGCAGCAATTAGCAAGGGCATTCACAGCAGAACCATTGGATGTAGGAAGACTACAACTTGGCTATGGAACAGCTCAAGCAGAAATCGGATTGCAAAAAGCCAAACTCACATCTGATATGTTCTCTAATATCTACAATGCACAATCTGGATTGGCTTCTCAAATCTATGGAGCAAACAAAGAGAATGCCGCCGCAAGTTACGCCGCACAACAAGCAGTAGGCCAAGGTGTATCTGACATTGGACAAGCTACCTCTGGTGCGTTGTCTGGATACGCCAATGCAACCAGACAAATCGGAGCAATGCAAGGTGGAGGAATGGGTGGCGGAGGAGGAGGCGGATATGCTGGTGGATTTAATTACGAAGAAGCTTATGGGCCTGCAACTTATGGTGCTGGCAGTAATTTTAGTTACGGATCAGGAACAGGAGCATAATTTATGTCTATCGCAGAACTCATAATGCAGGGAACCAAACGCTCATCGGAATCTACCGCATGGGTTGGAGAATCTTTGGCTAAACTTGGTCAGAATGTAGGTGCAGCGTTGGCACAGAAAGAAGCGCAAAGCCAAGCTCAAGCTGTGCTACCAGTATTGCAAGCCACATATAAAAGTGCGTTTGATAAAATCGGCCAAGGAAAACTGAGTGAGGGATATGGTGATTTGATGAATGCTCAACTCCAATTTGGAGCATCGAACAATCCATTTATCCAAAACATGAATCAGCAGATGGCATCAATGTCTAAACAATTTGCTGATGACTATCTACGCAAGAGTCAGATTGAAGCTTACAATACACGCACCACTGAAAAAGCCAGTCAAGGTATGGATAGTAGACAGGTTTATACTCCAGAGGAACGGGCTAAAATGACATTGTTAGGTCAAGAACCTAATGTGGTATATGAAGATCAAAATGTTATTTCTGATACCACAGCAGTATCTCAACCTACATCTCAACAGCAAACGGGAATGCCAGCAATGCAAGGCGGTTCTCCACAAGTTGTAGAAGTCCCACTTCCAGAAAATGGTGGAGATTCCGAAATGACATATAAGGGGCCGCAATTGAAGGCAGTAGAAAATATTGCTGCGTCTGTTCAATCGCCACAATACAAGAAGGCTCTTTTAAATTCTATCAAGAATCCAGCACCTCCAGAACAAGTTGCTTCATTTAAACAATTTTCAAATCAATACAATTCACTTCCAGAAGACGGCAAGATGGCAGTCATGCAAGACTTGTCCATTGTTTTTGATTCAGATAAAAACTTTGAAAAAACTAAGCCGCAATTAGGAAAGAATTTTTATCCTCTTAAACCTGAGCAAAGTGCTGTAATTGGAAATAATATTACTGGAATAGTTCTTGAGCCTACAACTGAAGCAAAGTCAATGACTGCTGGCGCAAAATCCGACTCAGTTACTTTTGGAACAAACAAAAATGATATTGATGCCTATCAAACTTTATTTACTTCTGCCGCTACTGAATTGAGCCAAGGAAAACTTGGGAAGTTTTTGAAAGAAAATGGTGGTGTATTCAACACAACATATACAGAAACGGGAGTAAAAGAAGTTACTGATGAAGAAACTGGAGAAACAAGAAAAGTTCCTAAAAGTGTTATCTTGTATCAAAAGAATCTTGATCCAAACAACGAAAAAACTCCAGTAATAGAATTAACTGAAGGTCAAGTTGCTGCATTTAAAACAATTCAAAACTCTCCAAGTAGGCTACAGCAATTGAGGGCAGGCAATAGTAATTCCGCATTCGTTCGCATTGCACCATCTGGCCCAACTAAAGAGGGAACTAAAATGATTCCTGCGCCAAATACTTCATTTAAATCTGTAGCAGAAGCAGAGGCTTCTGGCTTGCCAAAGGGAACAATTGTTACTATAAATGGTCGTAAAGCAAGGATCGACTAATGGCTATTACATTCTTAGATGAAGAACCAACGGGAAGAAAGATCACATTTCTTGATGAAGAAACACAAAAACCAGTAGGCACTTCTATTGGTCAAGAAATCTCTCAGCTTCCAGCAGCACTCAAGCAATCGTTTGGTCAACCACTTGAAGCTATTGGTGAGACGGCACAAGTTGCTGGATTTCCCGCAGTGGGCGCAGCATTAAAGGGTGCGATTCAAGAACCAGAAGGTTATGTTTCCGCTGGTGAACGCTTCATGGCTCCTAAAGAGGGTGAGTTTCAAGTTGCTGGCTTCGCTCCTCAGTATGCTCCAAGAGCTATTGCAGAACAGACTGGTCAAATTCTTGGCAGCATTGGAACTCGTCTTGCGGGCGCAGTAGCTGGCGGTGGTCTTGGTGCATTGATAAGTCCCGCTACTGGGGTTGCTGGCGCAGCGGCAGGTTCATTTGCAGGGCCAGCATTGTTTGAAGCAGCGCAGATCGTGGGGCCAGTTGCTTTAGAACGAGCCAAGAATAATGGTTACACAGAACCAACTGATGAGGATATGGCTTATGCTATAACAACCGCTGCTGGTTCTGGTTTACTAAATGCTTTTGGAGCCAAATATCTTCCGGGTGGAGAGAAGGCAGTTGGTTCATTTTCTAAACGCCTTGCCGCTTCCTTCATTGGAGAAGGTATTCCAGAAGGCTTGCAGTCCTTGACTCAACAAGTTGGCGAGACTGTAGAAACCAAGAAAGGAATACAGGTTAATGCCAAACAAGCAGTAGGTGAAGCATTGATCGGTGGTGGCGCAGGCGCGGCGGCTACTGTTATCGCCGCACCATTTACACCAGAGCAAATTGCAGAAGCTAAGATTACTGAGAGCGCAAACAAAGAAGCTGAGAACCTTTTTATCGGTAACGATAATCCTCAAGGCAAGGCTGTGCTGGCAAACAAGCAGAAACTTGAGCAAGAAATTGCCGATGCAAAGCAAGTGCTATCGGCTATTGAATCAACTGATCCCGTTGCACAGAAGCTCAAGTTAGAACTTAAAGAGAAAGAAGCTATCCTTGCCGCTGCACAAGGACAAGTTGATAGCATAGTAGATTCTAACGATCCAGTAGTAGAAGCAGAGAAGCAACAGATTGAGTTAGCCAAAGAGATTGCTGCACCCGAAGTTGCCGCTCCAGTCACACCAGTTGCCGCTCCAGCACCTACCGAAGTTACCCCAACTGAAGTAGCAGTCGCAGAAGCTGCAACACCCGTATCTACACCAGTAGTAAACCAAGAATTTAAAGACGAGCTTGAAATGTCTGGAGTTGCCTATGATGGAGACACAAGGTATTCTGTCCAGCAATCTTCTAATGGAACATTTAGGGCTGAACGAATCGTAAATGGACAAAAAGAAGATATTCAAATTGGACTGCCAGACATTGAAACAGCACAAAATGTAATCCTCGATTCCGTTGGTAAAGAGATAACTCCAGTAGCTGAAATTGCACCAGTGGTTAAAGAGACTCCTGCTTCCAAACCAAGCGGGATGTCAGTTGAGGAATCTAAAGCCTATCTTGAAGAGAGAAATAAATCCACGATCTTTGGTTATCCCACTGAAGACATCATGGCGATGCAGCAAGGCAAGCAAGTTGGTAGAGCTATTCCCGCACCCGTAGCCGAGACTCCTGCTGTAACAGAAGCACCCGCCGCAGAGGTTGTAACTATCCAGCGTGATGTGAATAAACCAGAGCAGATGACTCCAGAGGAGCGTGGAACTCAAGGCCACAAATCAGTTATTGAACAAGCAAAACAAGACTTTGAGTTAGCGAAAACAGGGCAAACATTTGGTTTTAGTGGAGGTCAAACTTACAAATCAAAAGCTGCTGCTATTAAGGATACTAAAAGCACATTTGAACGTGTGTCTCAACCAACTGAGGCAGACATTAAAAGAGGTGCATCAGATCACTACGGGGAGATAAATAGAGCTATTTCAGACAGTAATCCAGTATCTGCTGCTGCTGTAGATGCCTACAACATCACACTGCCAGAAGGCTACACCAAGCAAGGTGATTTGTATGTTTACCAACCCGCAGTATCGGAAACGATAACACCAGCTACTACGTCCGCAGGTAAAGCAAAACCAAAAATAAAACCACAATCCCCCGTTCTTGACCCGATTGGATATGGAAATGCTTTAATAGATTTATTTCCGGGGTTAAAGTCCGCTGGAGTTAAAGTGATAACTATGGAGGAGTCACTTAATGCAATAGAAAAAAATTGGGAAGATAAAAGAAAGTCTGGAAAGGCCACAAGATTAGATCAACTTGTTTATCTAGCTAACAAGAAAAATGCACAAAAAGCATTATCTGGAAAAAATGTTGCTGGAATGTGGTCAAAGGCAAATAAAACGGTAGCGGTATCTCCAAAAGCAACGCCATCTGCAATGTCCCATGAAATAGGTCATGCAATACAAGAAATAGAATTTGCTAATGCAGATCAAAAAACCAAAGATGAAATCGTTGCACAATATAATAAATGGTTTGCATTAAAGTATAGTAAGGATGGAGTTCCGTCTATTGCTGATCAACGTAGAATATGGGAATGGATGACTGATGCAGATTGGCTTGATCCTAAAGCTCCATTTCCTAAAGAACTCAGGGTTGCAGAATGGGAACAATATCGGAGTTCATTTGATGAATGGTTTGGCGATGAGGTTGCAAAATGGGCAACGACAAGAGAAAAACCTAAATCTTTAGTTGATAAATTTTTTACAGAAATTGGAGCAAAATTAAAAAAACTTTGGAATGCAATATCCGAAAACTTTTCTCCAGATGAAACGCTTGCGATTTGGCTTGATTCGATAACTACTGTTTCTCCATCAAAAACCGATTTTACTCTTCCAACAGAAAAAGCAAAACTGCTAGAGTCAATACCAGAACAAACCCCAATAGAACCAGAAGCAGAGACAATCACCGAAGCAATGGCTCAAGGTCTGGATATTGGCAAAGAAGATAATATGCCAATCAACAATAAGATTGAGAGTCATATTAAGAACTTCGCTTTTGTGCGTGGTATTTTTGAATCGGCAAGTGATAGGTTGCGTAGGGCTAAATTTACCAAGCTGGCTACAGCTATTGATGATTACTACGATCAAGCTCAACGCCGACTTGGATTCGCTAATAAGATTCTACTGCCAGCATTTGATGAGTATTCTAAACAATCTAAATCAACCAAGAAAAAGATTGATGAAGAAGTTAAAAGGTTCTTTGCGGCACAAGAGAATAAGCGAGACACCGCTGAGTTTTTTGATGAACTAAATCCAATCACTCAGAAGATTGTTACTGCTTGGCAAAAGTTTGGTGAAGAATCTGGAAATGAAAACCAAAAGATCGGAATCAAAGTTTTTGATAAAGGGCTACAAAGATGGCGACCAATCGGAAGGGTAGAAAAGTTTTGGCCGCGAGTTTTCAAGCCTGAGTATAAGAGAGCATTGATGGAACCAGACAAATATCAGAAGGAATACAACGAAATTGTAGAAGCATTGATGAAGTCTGGAAGGATTCAAACTCCAGAGGAAGCAGAGGTATTTATCTCCGACTACCAAGGAACAGGAAGTCAGAACGATTACTTTTCTGGAATCGAAGCCGCCCGTGGACAAGCATTCCCAGAAGAACTTTACGATTACTCTACGCAAGTGATGACAGATTACGTTGCACGATGGGCGCAACATAGCAGTCGAATTGAGCAATTCGGTCAGAAACTTGGAGAGAACTCAAAGACCCTTTGGGATAGATCAAGGGAATCAACCAGAGATCGCAGGACAATTGATTATATCACATCAGCACAAGAACGAGTCGAAGGAGCTTATCCAAATGATCCGATTGTAAAAGGAATGGCAACGCTGAACATCTGGTCATCTGGACTTCAGCTTGGAAATCCTGCCTCATCCATGCTGAACTTCTTTGGTGGAACAACCCTCAATGCGATGGTTGGACAACCGGGTGCGCTTTCAAGTTACGTTTCATCCTTTGCAGAACTTCGCAAACTTGGAAGAGAACTTAAAGACGCGAGAGAAAAAGGTATCGTATCCCGCGACTTGATGAACATTGTTGGCGACCATCAAGTTGTTCTTGAATCAAGTGGACTCGCTAAAGCAGGACAGAAAACAACTGACTTCTTGTTGAAGTGGTCTGGATTCACACCAGTAGAGCAAATGGTCAGAACTCAAAGTATGATTATTGGAAAATCATTCTTGAGGAAAACACTTTCAAGTCTATCGAAGAATCCAAATAGTTCATTTTCTAAACGAGCATTAACATGGTTGAACCGAAACAACATTGATGCTGATAAACTAATCGTTGAACAAGGCACTGGCCCAGAGACTGACAAGTTACTCCGCTACTTCGCCAACATCTCACAAGGAAGCTACACGATTGCTCAAACTCCAATCTTTACAGATACACCTATCGGAAGGTTCTTGTTTAAGTATCAGAAGTTCTCGACTCAAGTAATGCGTCAAAGCTGGAAGAATACATTTGAGCCAGCTTGGAGGGCAGTAACCAACAAGAATGAAACCCTTCAACTTCCAGACCAAACTCGCCAACTGCTGTATCGTTTGAGGTTGGCAGAAGCAAAAGAGCTTGGTGACAATCGTAAGATTACATTGGATGAGATACCTAAAAAAGTAACGAAAGCCGAAGGCAAGGCACTCACTATTATTCCTGTGATGATGTGGCTTGGAGCTTCATATGTTGGTGGTGAAGTAATCCTCCGTTTGCGTGATATGCTTTTCGGTGTGCTGATGAAGGGGCCGAGTTACGAAGATATTATTAAGGCATTTGAAGATGACGAGGATGACGATGAACTCTATCTATCCCTTGAACGCGCATGGTATAATCTGATTGGCATGGGTGCGCTTGGACTCATAGGAAATTACGGCCAATTCTTTATGGACTGGCAGGATCGTGAACGAGTAAAGAATCCCCTCGATCCTCCTGCTCTCAGTATCTTCAAAGAGACTGCAACATTTATTCAGAATGCAGCAGACCAAGGTAAGATTACACTTGGAGATATTAACAACTACCTTAACAGAACATTCTCTGGATACCGAGTTTCACAACGCTTATATCAAACCGCCGCGAGTGGATTGGGATATTCCAAAGCTCCAACAGTTGCAGAAGAAATGTTCAGAAGAGAGGTTGCTTCGATCAATAAGTATGCTCGCAGATGGGCATCAAGTGCAGGGTTGGAATACAGGACTAAACGACCGATGGACATTGCCCCCGGTAAAATGACACCAATCAATCGAGAGATTGCAAGTTATCTCCAGCGCGGTGAACCCGGAGCAGCGGTAGCATATGCAAAAGAGTATTTGAATTCCCTTCCGAAAAGTGAGCGAGCGAACGCAATTCAAAGTATGCAATCGGGCGCAAGGAATCGTCAACCATTGCGACTTGGAAGTGGGCCAATGGATCAAGCGGAGAAAACAGCATTCAAGAAATGGCTAAAAGAAAAAGTGAGCAAAGAAAAATTTGATGAGATTCAGAAGCTCGAAAGCCAATATCAAAAGAACTACAATATATTTTTGAACAAGCTTCCGAATAAATAAGGTTGACATCCGCAGAGGCTCATGTAATCTACCTCCGCAGCTTGTTGCTGTTGTTTCGTGTTATTCATTAGGGAACGCACCTTGGAGAAATCTGAGGTGCGTTTTCTGTTATCGGAAACGATAATAAAAATAACTACAAAAAAATGTTGACACGATAATCGGAGTGTGTAGATTGGCCTTGTGAACGGCACAACATCCGTCCATAAAACTCTAATGAAAGATAAACCTACACCTACAAGAACAACCGCTCCAAGTGAGCTTCAAAAAGAAATCTACCTTCGCCTGATTACCGCTACAGCAGCGGATGGCAAGTTCGACCTCGGCAACCTGACCAGTGCAGCAACTCTGGTTAAAACTGGCGATCACCTTCGCGGTGTATCGGAAATTCTGGCAGCTTCGTTTGAAGAGAAACTTCCAGCAGTTACCGAATAATGAGTCTCGCTTGTAACGATGGGGAAGAAGAACCCTACGATCTTAGCGGTGAGATTGAGGAAGAGAGAGAGGAAGACTTTCTCTATGCTTGCGCTCGCCGCGATATGCAGGATGGCATAGACCCTAATCCGAGAAACTATGACGATAACGAATAATCACGATCTTCCGGCTCCAATGTTTCGTGCCTTGTCCCATGATGGTTATATGGCAGGACAAAGGAAGGCAGATATATCGGTGACTACTTTAATCGGCCCACCGAAGATCAACCAACTTAAGAAAAGGTATAACGACCAGATTGTAGAAGACGCATCCGACAGGGTGTGGGCATTGCTCGGTCAGTCAGTTCACAAGGTTCTTGAATTGGCAGGCGGGGAAGAAGAGATGACTGAGAAGCGTCTTTACAAAGAGATCAATGGTTGGACACTCACAGGTCAGACTGACTTGTATGAGACAGGCAATCAAACTATCTCAGACTTCAAAGTAACCTCAGTCTTCTCATTCCTTCTCGGAGGAAAAGCAGAGTGGGAAGCACAGATTAATCTAAATGCCATGCTCTGGAGAGAGTATGGATACCAAGTCAAGAAAGGTCAGATCGTCGCTATCCTTCGTGATTGGCAGGCGAGCAAGGCTGAGTTTGACAAAGAGTATCCACAGTGTGCGGTTCACATCGTTGACATTCCACTCTGGGATGCCTGCGAAGTAGTCCGATACGCAGCGGAGAGAATCAAACTTCACCAAGCAGCGGCGGTAATGCCAGATGATACCATTCCTATCTGTGAACCAAAGGAAAGATGGGCGAAACCAGATACCTTTGCGATCAAGAAAGACGGAAACAAACGAGCAGCAAAAGTGTGCGAGACATTCGAGGAAGCACAAAACTTACTTCCTACCTATGGCGCGAAACACTCAATCGAAAAACGAAACGGAGGGGATATTCGTTGCGAGCGTTATTGCTCAGTAGCACCCTTCTGCAACTACTATAAATTAACATACAAAACTAATGAGTAAGAGACTACCACCTATTGAAAGACTGGCGATGCTGCCAGAAGAGAACAAGCAAGAAGCATTAGACTGGATGGAAAATCAACCACCAGCAAGGATAGACGAAACTGTTGATCCGATCAGTCGATGGGAAATCCGAATCTCCCTCGGTGGGTTAGCGGACTTCTATCGCATCTACGACAAAGCAACTAAAGAAATCAAAGAACTGGAAGTAAATATTGACAACTGGTAATGAGAATTAATCCTACAACCAAATTTGCCTTAATAGGTATTATATTAGGATTCACAGCAGGTATAATTTGTGGAGCATTATCCGCAACAATGACATTAATATTAAAATGAGTAACCAATTAGAAGGAATCGAACAGAAAGACATCATCAAGCGAGTGACTGGAAAGGTCACTAAATTGTGGGAACCGAAGACATTTACTGGCCCGAAAGGCGAGTTCGTGATCCAAGGTGGAGACATTGAGATCGACGGGCAAACTTACGGACTCAAGTTCTTCAACAATAATCAAGAGCAATCATTGAAAGGAAATGTAGTAACGCTCTCTTCAGTCCGAGGCAAGCATGGCATGACAGGTGTATCACTTGAGCATGAAACCTACGATGGTAAGAACGGGAAAGTGGATCGTGACATCATCAAGGTAACTGCTACAGGTAAGGTTGAGTTTGAAAAGCAAGATGAGGAACCGCCCCGTGTTGCATCAACACCAAAGAGTATCGTAACCGATAATCCAGAGCAGGCACTCGATCAAATCGTAGAGACTCACCTCTATATCGACTCCTTGGTTCGCATGGCCTATCTCGGCAAAGTCACAGATGAAGAGACTCTTCGGGCGTATGTCTCGTCAATCTTCATCGAAGCTAACCGGAAAGGTATCTCTATCTCCAAGTCAGAACCAAAGTCTGAACCTAAAGTGGAGGAGCCTAAACCAGCAGAACTTGATCCCAAAGATTGGGCATCTGCCATCGTTCCAAGTGGATCACAGAAGGACAAGAAGCTTGGAGAGATTGGAAAACCTGCACTCACTAAACTCTACCAGTATTACTTGGAGAAGGGATTCACAACTCCATTCGCCAAGTGCGTAGAGCAGGCCGCGATAGACTTCAACCTCGATGCTCCTATTGAAGAAGACGTAGACGAGATTCCATATTAATTCTGTTCTCCCCAGAACACCTAACCTAATAACACTAAAATGAAAAAGAAAGAATTAGAACTATTCAGTCCAACTCAAGAGGGCGTTCTTGTCCCTCTGTCAAAATACCTCACTCAGATGGGTGAGTATGTCAAAACCGAATGGCCGGGCATCAACATCACTGAAACCCATATCAAAAAAGCATGGGCGAAACTCAAGAAGAACGAATACCTTGAGGATGATGCACCAGATGAGATGCTGGAAATGTATGAGAGGATGAGTGCTGACTTGGAAATGGCCGAGGAAATGGAAGAGGAACGCTTGGACAATCCTGTAGTCGAAGCGGAGGTTGAGCTGACCAAAGATGAGCCAATCGAAGAACCAGTCAATGAATCCTTGGCCCTTGTGGAGAGCGTTAAGAATGGATTGGAACTCTCTTCATTCACTAAGAAGTTCGACATTGGCGCGGGAATGACTCAGTGTGTGCCCAAAGGTGATGTAGATATGAAAGACTGGGTGGCAGCATTTGCCTTCGGTCTTACCTTGGAAAGCGGAGCGCAATGGATCATTGGTGACTCAGTGGTAGCCTTGGAAGCGGCTGGACATGACGATGTAGTCAATCAACTCTGTTCTAATTTTAAGAAAAGTTACCCTACCGTGTCAGGTTATGCCCGTGCTTGCAAAGCATTCCCCGCTGCTAAACGTGATCCAATGCTTCCGTTCACAGTCTATCGAGAGATTGGAAACGCGAACTTCGGGGATGAGAAGACCAACGCTAAGAAGCAAAGTGAACTTCTTGAGGCCGCGAAGAACGAGAAACTATCCTCTACTGAGGTAAGGAACCGAGTGCGTAGTGAGCAAGGTAAAGACGACAAACCATCTGGTCATCGCTTCCTTCTCCTCAATGTTGGCAACTTCTCTAACTCGGAAGTCCTCCGTAGTATGCCAGATGAAGTGCAAGAACACCAACTACTCATCGACCTTGGCGACAAGTCATGGTTTGATCCAGCAGAGAACGCATGGTTGAGGTTCTTGAAAGAACAATGAAAGAGATTCCCATCGAAGTAAGTATAAACATTCAATCCTTATTGCAGTTGGAGATCAATAAGCGTTGGTCATGGAGATCAGATTTATATTGGAGAAAAAGAATCAAATCTCATGTAAATTCATTAAGAGCATTCAGAAACAATCACATTTACCTAAAACAAAAATAATTATGTCAGAACAAACACCACAAAACGAAACCTCGAAATCTGTAATGGAAGCTTTCACTTTCATCAAATCAGCAGACGAGACACTAAACGAACGAGTCCATGCAATGGCAAGCCTTCTTCATACAGCAAGCATGATGGTTATCAAATCAGAATCCCGTAAGGGTGAGGGATTTGAAGCTATCCGCTACTTGGAACTGGCATTCCTTTTCTATACTCAAGCGCAATTCCGAAAGCGTTTTGATAAGGAAGAGGAGAAAGAGGAACCTTCTCGGATCATTAGCTGAATTATCGTAACCGATAAAAAAAGTATTTGACATTGATCTTTGCTCTGTTAGATTCCTCGTATCCAATACGAGTTCTTGCGGACTTTGGAGATCAATTTTGAGTCAATAAAATGGGTCTGTTGTAGTCCGCAAGCTACGACAGGCCCTATTTTTTGCCACCATTGGATCGTGTAGCCAGCGGGGATGCGTGTAGGACGCACCGAGAGTAGTCTGCTAAATACTGGTGAAGGAGTGGAGTTGGACTGGCTGCCGAGACTGTTATCCTGCCAACTTAATGCTGTCCTTCGGGACGACTTGCAATTAGTCAACGAGATTAGACTAGCCTAGGTAAAGGAAGACCGCTGGGCGTGGATTGTTAAGCGAAAGGTGACAACACCCATACTGAAACGTATGATTCATTCGGCAAGTTTTCCCAAATTTCTTGGGAGACTTGTCGCTCTGGTTCTGCCCCGCCAGAAACGCAGGAGATTCATTGATCTCCGAGTAGAATATATTCTGAATAGTTTCAGATTAGTTTAGAAAACAAAAAAACCAGAAAGGAATTTCTTCCAATCTGGTTTTTAAGTTTGAGTGAAACTGGATTTAGATTAGTTTTTCTTCATCTTTTGGAAGTAGTGAAATCGTTGGATCGCATTCACCATCGGCTAAGACATCGAGTCTCTTCAGTTTAACATCCAGCTTCTCACAGATATTTTCTTCGATAGGAACACCCGCTGCGTATACCAAAAACTGGATTGATTTGGTTTTCCCGCCTGACCTATGCACCCGACCCAATACCTGCTTGGTGTCGTAAATGCTTGGACTTGGCATTATTAGAGAAACGCGTGAGTGATTACCATTAAGATCGTGCAGGTTTAATCCTTCCCGACACGCTTGAATTTGTCCAATTATGACTCGGCTTTTATCATTCTGGAACGAGTCAATTTTGCCTCGGCGTTCCATATCGGACTGTCCGCCATAGATAGCGCAATCGGTTTTCAACTCTTCCATCAACCATTGGCGACTCTCGGTGTAGTTGACTGCAATGAAAATACTATGACCCTCTTCCAGTAAATCGCGTGTCATTGCTGCTACAGCGGGAGCTTTTAACATTTCAATTCTTTGGCGAGCGCGAGTCTGTTCTGCCAAAACATTGGCTGAGAAGTTTTCCTGCATACGCAACTCCTCGATTCGGTTGCACAAGTCATCGTATTCATTGGCAATCTTCTTGGCGTTGTCCATGTCAAATGCCTTTGCCTTTATCAGAGTCTCAGGGAAAGCATCACCGAGATCAGAGTGCCTGAGTCGATTGCCTCGCTCTGGGTAGATGCGGCTATGGAGTTTCTTAAGGACTGAATGCCCGCCTGTGAACTGCATTCCGAATCGGGTCTTCCTGCATCCGTTTTGACTGAGGAATCGGAAATAATCTTTGCCGCCTTGGTGCAGACCGAGGAACTGACCTAATGCCCACAACTTAGTGGGATCATCCGCTATGGTAGCAGACAAGGCAATGGCGGGGATATTCTGATTTACTGAATCCCTGACAAGATAGGCGTTTTGGGTGGCTTCACCTTTTCCTCTGTGAACCTCATCGAATACGAGAAGAACATCAGCGGGGAGTTGATATTCAAATTTCTTTTTAGAATCACAAGTCCATTTTCCGATTTTGGATTTTCCGGTTTTACAAAACTCCCACCCGCAAATCTCGAATACCTCAACACCCATCATCTTCGCGGCACGATGCCAGTCTGTGGTAATCGGCTTGGGGCAGATGACCGCAATACGTTTTCCTAACTCTCTTGCAATACCTAAAGCACAGAATGTTTTACCAACACCCGTTGAATGCCCAAGCAGGGCGCGATTATACTTATTCATCGAGGCAACGCCCATCTGGACAGAGGTAATCTGATACTCTAACAAGCCTTCGGGGTGAAGCAGAGGAACTAAATCTAATTCAGCAATAGCTTCGGCCTGAGTATCGGTTACGATAATCTGCTTAAATTTTAGATCATCTCCCGACCACCAAGTTAACTGCCACTCATCGCGGAACTTGCCGAGTTGAATGCCAGCGTCACCCATCTGCTTTTTGAATAGTTCTTTATCTTCTGCATAAACTTTCCAGAATGCCTGTTCAATGGGTGCTTTCTTGAGGAGTCGAACTCCTCGCTTTGTATTGAGTTGAATGGGTTGCGACCACTCAACTACGGCCATGAGGTCATTTATATTCATGGATTCCTCCTTGCGCGATCAAGAGCCGCCCGGCACTGCATCATAATCAAAGAGTCGGAATCACCATAGCAGTCTAATACCGCTTCCAATGCTTCCATGAGTTCGCGTTTAACTGACTCGCCAGAGAGGTGAGTGTTCTTGATACGAAAGACTGGTTTCTGTTTGTGTAGTGTAAAAGTTCTCATTTCTTTTTTGGAATGAATGTGGATTTGAATTTAGGAGTGTAGGTTTCAGTTGCGGCAGACTTCCAGAGGCGAATATAAGCTTCGGGAGGCAGGCAAGTGGATTGCGTTTTTGTTATGTGTGGTGTTGTTTTCATTTTAGTTTGGGTGTAGTGGAGGGAAAATCATTTGACAATTTATCAGGGTTTTGACAATATAAAACTATGAACAAAACGCCAGAAACGCCAGTCGAAAAGTTAGGCCGAGGGAAAGGCAGGAAGAAGTGGGACATGGAGAAGATTGAAACCTTATTCATGGGTGGAGCGGAGATGTCGGACATTCTGAAGCTGCCTGAGTTCGCTCAGATGAGCCGATTTTATCTCAAGAATTGCATGGTCAAAAACAAGTGGATTGAGAAAAGGAAACGCCTGCGTGAGCAAGTGGCGAATGTGGTTGCTCCTAAGCTTGAGGACTTGATGGTAGTGGAAACCGCTAACCATTACACGTTTATGCTGCGAGAGATTGCAGCGGAGAGAAAACAGATTGAGGAGAGACACAAGACGGGGAACATTAAAGAGCAATCGCAGCGGCTGGATGTCCTCGCAGAATACGAGAAGTTGGCAACGAGGGCATTGGGATTGGATGAAAATAATATGCACGATAAGAAAGGGTTATCCGTAAATGCGATGATTAATCTTCATGTGACAGGCCCAACGAAAGCCGATAAAATCGAGATTGTATCCGCTGAATATGTCCAGAGTGCGGAGGGGTCGGAAAATGAATCAGAATTGGCAACCATAGTGGAAGGCGGGGAAGGATAGACCTCCCCCGCATTTGTGGAGAGTCAGAATTTTGCTACCCTATCCATGAGCATCGTGTCTAAAATGACAAGCTCGCGGGGCGTTAAGAATCCGGCTGAGTAAATACGCTGGCAGGATATTTCGAGCCTGTGGAGGGATTTTAAATCCTTTGCGGATTTAATGCGTTTGGAAAGCTCTTTATATTCTAAGCTCATTTTGCACCCCCTTTCCAGATTGGACCCAAGGATTCAAGAAACCGATACATTGGCTTGTGTGGAGGGATGAGACAGACCCTTCCATCTTTGCGAATCCACTCGCAGTCTGTTAGTTTTCCTTCTGAGTCATACCAAGCGGAGCATTTTCCCGTAAATTTACCTTTGATCTTGTGGAGAACAAACGTGCCGGGAGAGAAGATACCACCGGGAAAGATTAGTTTCTGAATCATTTTGCCCTCCCTTTTGCTTTAGATATTGCGTCGGACGCGTCGGAAATGAAGGCCCATATTGGTTCATTTCCATCTGGCGCATAGTTTTCAGCATCTTTAACGCATCTTGCCATAAGATTTTCAAGTGCGGAGAGTAAATCAGGAGCGGCGGAGATCAAACGAGTGTTAGCCTCCTCCTCTTGTATTCCGACATCCGAAGACGTGCGGGCTATTTCAATGTTACCATCATTCGCCCATATTCTGAGCGATACGAGGTCAGGTTTCCAAGGTGCGGGAGTGTGGAGTGTGTTATTCATTAGTTTTTTAGGTGTTGAGTGTTTAGTTTCCAAGGTAGAAATAAATCTTTTCATCATCCCCTTTGAATATGTTTGAGGGGGCTTGTCCCTCGCGTTGCAATTCCTCAGCTTCCTCCCAATTGATTTGACCTAAAGAATCCGCTCCGATCTCTCGAACATCGCCGGAAACCCATTGCAAGAAAAGAGCGTTCAATTCATTATCGCTCCATGCCGCAATCTCTTCCCTATCCCACCCCCCACTTTCACGCGCAAAGTCCCGCATAGCTTGCAACCTTTCGGGAGTGTTGAGGAGTGGAGAGGAATTTAAAGCCTTCTTCTTTGAGGCATTCCAAGTGTTTTGACCTGCATTTTCTCCGCCCTCCGCAACTGAATGTGAGAGGGTGAAGCAATTCATTTTTGCTAATGTTGTAATGTCGATTTCCATATGTATTTATGTGTTTTGTGTTTGGTTTGTAGTGGAGGGGAAAGTGGAGGGGAATATTATCGTAAACGATCAAGGCTGTATGCGGGCGCGAAAATTGAAAATGGTGTATAGGGTGAGGAGGGACAGGAAAAGCGCGGCAGAAGGCAAATATGAGCGATGCGGGCACGGATGGAACGAAGCCCGGATGCTGTGGAGAGGATTAGAGGAGTATAAAAACTAAAGTTGCGCCAACAGTG